GCATGTCATGCTGGCGGGCCGCATCCATGAGATCAAGACTGCGGTACCGATCGACTGCGGCGTGTGGAAGGGCGATGTCAATTATGAGTGCGGCGATGCTGTGAGCCACGGCGGTTCGATCTGGATCGCGCAGCAGGACACCGACACCAGGCCCGACAGCGTCGACAGCCATTGGCGGCTCTCGGTCAAGCGCGGACGTGATGGCAAGGACGGCAAGCCCGGCGAGCGCGGCCCGATCGGCGCCAAGGGCGAACGCGGCGAACGCGGCGGCGGGTTCTAGATGCGCTCGATCATCACCGTCGTAACGCCCGCAACCAACGAACGGCTGACCACCGTTGCGCGCATCCAGTCCGACCTCGGCATCACCGGCAACGACGCCGAAATCGGCACCGCGATCGACGAGGCCTCATCGCGGATCGAGGCCGAGCTCGGCTACCACCTCGCGCTGGAAAGCGTGATCGAGACGTTCCGCCCATCGCACGGCAATTACTACAACGGCTCAAGCTCGATCCTGCTGGAGCGGACCCCCGTGGTCGAAATCACGGCGATCAGTTCCGACACCAACGGCGCACTGGTCGACGGCGAATGGGTGGTTGATCCGGTTAACGGCCTGGTGCTGTGGATCGACGGCGCCGGCATGGCAACGCCATGGCGGTTCTATACCGCGATGACCGTTACCTATTCCGGCGGTTGGGTCATGCCGGGCGATCCCGGCCGGACACTGCCGCCGGCGATCGAGGCCGCCGCGGTTGCCTATTGCCGGTCGCTGCTGTCGTCGCGCGACCGCGACCCGATGCTGCGCTCGGTCGAGATCCCCGGCGTCATTACGCGCGACTACTACTCGGGCAACCGGGCTGGCGGCGAGAGCTCGCTGCTGCCGCCTGACGTCGCGACGATGCTCAACCCATTCAAGCGGGTCCGCGTATGACGCCGGCCGAGATCAAGGCAGAATATCTCGACGCGATCTCGACGGTCGGCGAGGACGTCGTCATCCGCACCTACATGGGCACGTCGGAAACCTACGACGACAAGACCGTGCGCGCCCGCGTGGTCGAGTTCAATCCCGATCAACTGGTCGGCGCGATCGTACAGGGCGACCGCAAGCTGATCATGCTGGCCGAGGACGTTGAGAGCACCGGCGTGACGCTCGCCGCAACGCAGAACTGCAAGATCCTGGTGCGTGGGCGCGAGTTGCAGGTCAAGGCGGTCGACGACAGTTCGCGGCGCGTCCAAGGCGTGCTGATGGCCTACGAGATAACGGTCGGCGGCTGATGGCATCAGCTACAGAAGCTTACGATGCGGTACGCGCCAGGCTCGATGCGGTGGATAGCGGCATCACCGTGCCGTTGCGCTGGCACGGCGAGGACAGCGGCCCGCTGCCGGACGTGCCGGCGGACTTCGCCTATGTGGTGTTCGACAACCTCGGCTCGCGGCCCGGCCCGATCGCGTTCGGCGGCGGCGTCGGCCGCAACCTCTACCGCAACCTCGCCGGCGTCACCGTGTTCGTCTTCGTGCCGTCCCGCGGTGGCGGGCGCCGCGCCATGCTCCATGCTGAAACCATCGCGGCAAGGCTGCGCTCGTATCGCGACGACGACATCTTCTGCCGCAGCGCCGACATAACGCCTGCGGGCGACGGCGCATCGATCGCGGCGCCCGGTCTGCAGAGGAACGAGCTCAACAACTACCAGTGCGCGATCGTGGAGATCGACGTCACGTTCGATACTGTGGGGTAGGCGCATGGCGATTAAGACATCATGTATCAGCATGTTGCTGCTCATCGCTGTTGCCGTGCCGGCGGCCAACGCCCAGCAAACGCCACCCTACTGCCAAGGCGCAAACCGCAGCCTGCAATTCTCCGCCGCCGGATGGGTCTGCGCCACCGTCGCCGCCGGGATGGCTGGACCGCAAGGCCCAAAAGGCGACCCAGGGCCGCAAGGCGTACCCGGTCCGCAAGGCCCAGCATGGACCCTGCCACCCTCGCCACCAAGCAATCAATGCATCACGGCAAAATGGGACGGCACAGCCTGGGTCTGCGTCCCGACCAACTACCTCGACGCCCGATGAATGCGGCAGCGTTACCCGATCCCCAAGATCGAGCGTGACATCCAACTACCTCGGGTGAACCGCCAATTGTACCCGTGGAGCGAAATGAAAGTAGGCGACAGCCTGTGGTTTCCCAATCGCTGCCACTGGGACATCAACGTCATGCGCTGGAAGGCGCAGCAACGCACCGGCTTCAAACTCAGCCAACGTAAATTGAAAAACGGCGTCCGCGTTTGGCGAGTCGGTTGATTTGATTTCCGCGTAGCCCGCGCGGTCTTGTTTCGCATCTTGCGCCGAGGGCAGGCGCTTTCCGAACCTCTCAACAAAGGAGCATCGCCATGCCGCTCGCGGAAGGCGTATCTGCACGCATTACCGTCAAGCCATATGCATCGGGCAACATCACGCCGGGAGCCGGTCCCGATCCGACCGTCGAACCGGGCGCAACCGGCGGGCAGATCCTGCGCCGGGTGTCGTCGTCGCTGACGCTGTCGAAGGACACGTATCAGTCGGCTGAAATTAACAGCCACCGGCAGCTAAGTGATTTCCGGCACGGCGTCCGCAGGGTCACCGGCGGCATCTCTGGCGAGCTTTCGCCCGGCACCTACGAGATGTTGTTCGAAGCGGCTATGCGTGGCACCTGGGACATCACGCCGACGTCGGTGAGCAACACCGAGCTCACCAGCATTGCGGCGGATCATACGACCTCGACCTTGATTGCCGGCGGCGGCGATCCGGTTGCCTCGGGCCTGCGGGTCGGCGACGTCATCCGACTGACCGGCGCGTCCGAGGTCACCAACAACGGCAAGAATTTCACCATCAGCTCGTTCAGCGGCGCGTCCAACCGCACCATCCACGTCTATCCGGCGCCGACGACGATGGCGGCGGATACCACGTTCTCGATGGCGGGCACCGGCGGCACCTTGATCATCCCGGCATCGGGGCATGTGTCACGCAAGTTCGCGTTTGAGATATGGAACGCCGACATCGACGTTGCTCAGGTGTTCACTGAATGCCGGGTGGGCGGCTTCAACATCCAGTTGCCACCGACCGGCATCGGCACCGTGGAATTTACCGTCATGGGCCGCGACGGCATCGCGTTCGAAGCGGGTGCCGCGCCGTTCTTCACTTCGCCCGCGGCGGAAACGACCACTGGGCTGGTGGCGGCGGTCAACGGATTGCTGCAGGTCAACGGGATCACGCGGGCGGTTGTCACCGGCGCCAATATCCAATTGGAAATGAACCCGGAAGGCACGCCGGTGATCGGCTCCGATCTCGTTCCGGAGATCTTCCTCGGCCGTTCGCTGGTAACGGGGCAGATCACGGCGTTCTTCGAGAACATGGAGCTCATCAACTCGTTCATCGATGAGGACGAGATCAGCTTGTTGATCTATCTCACGACAGGCAGCAGCGCCGCGACCGATGCGATCTCGTTCTTCTTGCCGCGCATCAAGCTCGGCGGCGCGAGCGTCGATACCAGCGGCGAAGCGGGACAAACCATCACCGTGCCGTTCACCGCCTTGAAGGCCTCGACCGGAGACGCAACGACGCTGCGCATCACCGACACCGCCGTCATCGCTTAAAGCGAAATCCCGCACCGCCAGGCGGGCCAATGGTTGCCGGTGATCTCGGGTTAGCCTCTCTCCCCGAGCGAGCCGGCGACGGATGCATCCGGGGCCGGGCGTCTGGCGGCGCCCGGCCCTATCCGCCAGAAGGATGCTGCATGTCAAAATTCAGCGAGCTCGGAGTTGTTACCGACAAGCCATCACGCATGACCATCATCGCGCCCGGCGAGGTCGATCCGTTGATCGATAAAGATGGCAACGAGGCCTATATCGATTTCCTGCCGTGGGACAGCGAGGCCGGACGCAAGTTCGAACAGGACCAGCAGCGCGAGCAGGTGCGCAAGGGCTTTCGGCAACGCAGCCGCGCCGAGCAGCGCGCCGACCTGGAGAACACCGACAACACCAGGCTGCAGGCCGAGCGTCTGGCGGCATTGGCGACAGGCTGGTATCTGCTCGACTTCGACGGCCAGCCGCTGCCCGACATGGACTTCAGCAAGGCCACCGCGCTTGAGTTGTTCAGCGCCCCCGCGCTCGGTTGGCTGCACCGGCAAAGCTGGGTGTTCGTAGGTAACGAGCGAAATTTTATGCGGCGCTCGTCGAAGACCTCCTCGCCTTCGCCGAGCACGAATTCAAGCTCGACCGATCATCCGGATCCGGCGGCACCGAACGCGAACACCTGAGCAACGCCGAGCGGCAGATCGCCAACATCCCCGGCTGGGGCGGGCCGAAGATCACCAAGATAGACGACGCACCACCATTTCCCGACGAACTGCAATACCTGTGGCATTGGTTCTCGGAGCATTGCTGGGGCCTGCAGGTCAACGGCATGACGATGCCGCGCGTGACGTGGGAAGGCCTCGCCGCCTGGTCCGACATCACCGGCATCGAGCTTCTGCCATGGGAAGCCCGCGCCATGGTGCAGCTTGGCAGCGTCCGCGCCAACGCGATGACGCCGGCCGCGAAGGAGACGCCTAGTGTCCCTGACCGTCCGCATCGTGCCAATGGCAAAAAGCATCGCCGTGACCATTCGCAATGACCTGTCGGTCGAGAACCAGAAGAAGTACGCGGCGGCGTTCGCGCAGGTCGGCATCGATGCCGCCAAGGATAAGAACCGCCAAATCCTCGGCCGCGTGCCGCCGTACACTGTCACCGTTGACGGCGTTCGTGGCGCGCGGCTCGAAAGCGTCAACCCGAACGGCGGCAACATCATCGCCGAGTTTGAGTTGATCGAGGGGCTGCTGCGCTGGATCGGCCAGCAGTTGATCGATCGTTCGCCATTCACGTCCGGCGCCTACCAGCGCGGCCACACGCTGTTCGCCGACGGCGTCGAGGTCACGCCCGGCGCGGTTATTCCGGATGCTGAGGAATATGTCTTCACCAACTTGGTGCCATACGCGCGCAGGCTCGAGGTCGGCAAGACCAAGTCGGGGCGGCCGTTCCTCATCCAGGTGCCAAACAAGATCTACGAGCGCACCGCCAAGGACGCGAGCCGGCGGTTCGGTAACCAGGCCGACATCAAGTTCGGCTTCCGCGAGTCGATGGGGGCCTACAAACTTCAGCACCATCAAGCCAGTCGCGATTTCTCCGGCGGCTCGCTGAAAATACGCCCCGGCATCCGCAAGGATCGCCGCCGCGGATCTGCCGTCATCCCGCCCGCCATCATCATCCGCCACCGCAAGAGTTGAGAATGGCAAACATCGAAGAAGCCATCCGGCGGTTGCAATTCCTGTACGAGACGCATGGCGCCGAAGAGGTGGCGGCGGCGCAGCGCGCCATCACGGCATCGACCGAGAAGACCGAGAAGGCCTCGCTGTCGCTGGAAAGAACCTTCAACAATCAGGAGAAGAGTTATTTTCCGTTGATAAGAGCGCAGGAGAAATATCAGCGCACGGTGGAGGTCGCCAACAACGCGCTCAAGCAGAACCCGGCGCTGCAGGAACGCGCCAACGCCCTGATAAATGCCGCGCAGGCGCAGTATATTGCCGCAGCCCAAGGCGTTAACAAATACGGCAACGCCGTCGCCAACAGTTCGCAGTTGGCGCGGCATGAGATGATCAACCTGTCGCGGCAGATCCAGGACGTCGGCGTCAGCCTCGTGTCCGGTCAGTCGCCGTTCATGGTGCTGGCCCAGCAGGGCACGCAGATCGCCGACGTGTTCGCGACATCGTCCGGCACGGTCATGGGGTTCTTCCGCCAGACGGCGAGCTGGGCGGCGGGGTTTGCGACGTCGGCGGCCGGCATCGCCACGGGCGTTGCAGCCATCGGCGCAGCGTGGGTCATTGCCGGCGTACAATTCAAGTCCGGGCAGAACGACATCGAGCGGGCTCTGAGCGGCATCGGCGCGGCATCCGGCGTCACCAGCAAGCAGATCAACGAGATCGCGTCGGCAAGCTCGTCGGCGTTCGGGCTATCGACATCGCAAGCGCGCGAGGCGGCGACCGCGTTTGCCGCAACCGGAAGGATTTATGCCGACAACGTCAAGCTGGCGACCAGTGCTGTAAGCGATTTTGTCAAGGCGACCGGCACCGATGCCACCGATGCCACCAAGAAACTGGCCGCAGCAATGCTCGATCCCGCCGCCGGTGCGGTCGAGCTCAACAAGCAATTCAACTTCCTCGACGCCACGCAATTGAACTACATCCGCTCGCTGCAGGCGGCGGGAAAGGAGCAGGAAGCGCAGAAGGCTTTGATGGATGCCTTGATCCCGAGGCTCCAGAAGATGGCAGAGCATACTTCCTTGGCAGGGAAGGCCTGGGACGTGGCGGCGAACGCCGCTTCCAATTTCTGGCAGTACGCCGGCAAGGCTGCGCCACTCGGGCCGTCCATACCGGCGCCTTGGGAGAAGGTCGCCGACCCGAAGCAAGACCAACTCAAACTGATGTCGACGGATGCCGATGCCGCGGCGCGATCGATCGTCGGGGTGACGGCGCAGATCGAGGTATTGCAGCAGCAACTGGCAAAGCTTGCGCAGTATCGCCAGGCGATCAACGGTCCCGAAACCGCCGCTGAGCAGATCGGCAATGTTCGCCTGCAACAGTTGTATGACCAGAATAATGCGCTCGTTCTCCAGGCGCAGTACGTCCAGCAGATCGCCGCGCAATATCCCGGCATGTCGATCGAGGTCGCCAAGCAACTCGATCTTATGAATAGGCAACTGGATGTTGCGAAGGCCCGCGGCGGCATCGAAACGCTCATGACGCAGCAGGCCGCGGACTTCAACGCCGCGCGGGCGAGGGGCCTGTCACTTGAGGAAGCGATGGCGGAGGCCGCGAAGAAGCGCGAAATCACCGAGGCAAACGCCAAGAAATCGATCGACGACCAGGTCAGCGCGCTGGAAGATCAGATCAAGCTGATCCAAGCCCGCATCAATGGAACAGAAGCGGCAACCAAGGCCGAGATCGCCTACAAGAACGCGCTCAAAATTCCGGGGGCCACCGAAGCGGACGCGCAGAGAGTGCAAGGCACAACCCAAAGGCTCAGCGATCTCGAAGACGAGGAAAAGATAAGGAAGCAAGTCATCGCAAGCGCGGACGCTCAAGCAAATTCGGAGCAGGAGGCCGCCGCCGCAGGAAAAGCAAGGAGCGCGGCTCAACAGGAGGCCTGGCGACGAGAAGCGCAGGCCGCGGACGACGCGGCGGAGTCACAACGGGAGTTGAATGCAGCGGTCGGCTGGGGCACCGATGGGATAAAGCACTACGGTTGGGAAATCGCGCGCGTCACGATGCAAACCTATCAAATGATTGACGCCTTTGAGATGGAACTGCAGGCGATGCGAAACTTGTCGTTTGCCGATAGGATCGACGCGAGATTGCGAATGATGGGCCCGAGCCAGTTCGATGCAGGAGGATATACATCGACGTATGATCCGCTGGGACTGCAGACCATTTCCGAAACCGGAAAGGTTACAGTTACATCAAGACCCTTGAACGATACAGAGCTTGCACAATGGGTCGGACAGATGGACGTCAGCAGTTCGGCGGCAATCCAGAAATCCCTGCAAGACGTTTTCGGTCAGTTCAGCGGCGCGGATTTGCTGACGCCGGTCAACCGCCTGATCGAAGCGGCGCAACCGGACCAGCAGGCCAGTCTGATCCAGCAGACGATCGATCAGATCCGCGCCAGGGAAACGCCGAGCCTGGCGACCGAGGAGACGATCAGAACCCTGAACGACAAGCTCGAGCAATTGACCGGATCAACGGACAGCCTGAACTCCACTATTCAGGGGGCTCTGTCGCCGTTCTATTCGCAAGACCCGCGCACCACCAAGCTCGGCTTCCGCGCCGGCGTCGTCGGCAACCCGGACTGGATGACCGGCGCGACCAATGCCAACCCGTTGGTCGCCGTGCTCGGCGCAGGCGCCACCGCACCCGGCATGGCCAACGGCGGCTCGTTCATGGTCGGCGGCGGTTACAGCGCGAACGATAACAAGATGGCGGTATTCCCGGTCGCGTCCGGCGAAGAGGTCGTCGTCAACCGCAACGCGGGCAGCACCAGCGGGCAGGTCGTCAACATCGACAACCGCATTATCGTTACCGGCACGGTCAGCGGCGACACCTTGAGCAAGATGAAGGTCAGCCGCTATCAGCAGTCGCAGCGGATGTCGCGCGGGCTGGCGCAGGCTTAACCCATGGCAATCGACAACATCCGGCTGCCGGTCGAGGTCGAGCAGGGCGCAACCGGCGGGCCTCGGTTTCGCACCTCGGTTCAGACGGCGATGTCGGGCATCGAGCAGCGCATCGCCGAATGGGACATCGCGCGCTGCGAATTTGACATCGGCTATGGCGTTCGCGGCAAGGCCAGCCTGCTCAGCGAGGTCATCAAGCTCTATCGCGACCGGCTGGGCCCGGCCTATCCGTTCCGCTTCAAGGACTGGTCGGATTTCCAAGCCACCAATGCCGCCATCGGCACCGGCGATGGCAGCCTCGCAGCGTTTCAGTTGGTCAAGCACTACGACGTGGTGTTCGTGACCACCCGCAAGATCCAGTTGCCCGTATCAGGCACCGTGCAGATCAAGGTCGCGGGCGTGCTCAAGACCGAGACCACGCATTACACCGTCGATTACGCGACCGGGCTGATCACATTCACGACCGGCAACATCCCGGCGGCGGCGCAAGCCATCACCGCAACATTCGAGTTCGACGTGCCGGTGCGGTTTACCGACGACACGCTCAAGGTTTCCATGACCATGGACGATTTCGGCGACATCCCTTCGATCCCGCTGATCGAGGTGTTAAGCGAATAGATGAAAACGCTGCCGTTGACGTTGACCGACCGGGTGGTGAGGCCGGCGCGCCTGGTGGTCATCACCCGACGCGACGGCACCGTGATGCGGATCGCCGAAGCACAGTCGGCCATCACGATCGGCGGCAACGTCTATCTGCCGATCCGCTGCGAGATCAGCGCGGTCAAGCATGGGATCGGCGGCACGACGCCCAGCATGGAAATCTCAGGCGCGCACAACAGCACCGGAACCGCCGCGTTCGATACCGCGGCCATCGACATTGGCCTCTATGATGCCGCCGAGGTGCAACTCTACATCGTCAACCGGGCCAACCCGACGACGATTGGCCTGCTGTTCTCGGGCACCATCCAACCCGTCGAATACGATACCTCGGGGCATGTCAGCTTCGACGTCAGGGGGCCATCGGTCGGCGCCGGCACCGGCTACATCCAAACCTACGCGCCGATGTGCCGAACCGATCTGTTCTCGTCGCTGTGCGGCGTCAACCCGGACAGCTACCAATTGAGCGCGACCGTTACCGCGGTCGTCAACCGTTTCAATTTCACCGTCTCGATCACGCCGGCCGACAACTATCTCAACGGCGGCACCGTGCTCACGGCGACCGGGGTTGCGTTCGAGATCGCCAACCAGACCGGCGCCTCGTTGACGGCGTATCTGCCATTCCATCGCGTGCTCGCGGTCGGCATGGGCCTGACCCTCTGGCCGGGCTGCGATAAGAGGATCGCGACTTGCCACGCCAAGTTCGGGAATGCACTGAACTTCCAGGGCGAGCCTCACTCGATCGGCGTCTACGCAAACCAGGGCGGCTGACGTGTCCGACAGCCCGCCTCCCGTCGACGGCGTCCTAAGGTACGATTACACCCAGATCCCTGCTGGCGAATGGATCCGCCGCCAGAACGAAGAGACGATCGCGCAACTGCGGGCGCAGGGCCTCGGCTGGCAATGGGGGCCTTGGGAAACGGTCCCGCTCACTGCGGGGCATGGCGCAACGCGGGGCGTCATTGCCGCAGGGCCGCTTCCCGCCGCCAGCACGCCGGTTGTTTCCACCCGGCCGACAGCGGTGTCGGTCGTCACCGGCATCGATCCAAGCGAGGTCGCCAACGCGCTCTATGGCAAGGTCATCCCGCTGTCCGCGCTCGGCCTGGCGCGGATCGGCACCGCCGGGTTGATCTTCGGGCCGTATTTTTCGTCCGGCAATGCTTCCTTCGGAGTGTCGTTCGGCTTCCCCGTTAATCCCACCGGCACGCGGCGGGTGTACGAAGTTGCGCTCGACGGCAAGGTCGCGTGGGAGCTCGCCGCCGGCAGTCCGGCAGGTGAGCTCGATCCCGCAGGCTTCCTCGGCAATCCGTTCGACTGCCGGTTTTATTCTGGGACCCAAACGCAGGGCCCCGACCCGCTCGAGGCCGCTATGTTCGGCGCCGAGGCGATCGCCTACCGCCCGCAGATGATGTTGTGGTTCAGCAATTTGCCGACGGTTGAGTTTGGCGGCAAGCTGCCGTTTGTCAGTTGCAAGATCGGCGACGTCACCGATGGCGCGGTGCCGGCCGATGGCATCAACCTCGGACGCGCGCTGGAACTGGTCGCCTATTCTCTCTGGCTGGAATACGACAGCAGCACGTTCGAGACCGAAGGCGTCCAGGACATCGTGCAGGCGATGATCCTCACCGAGGATCAAAGTTTTCTGAACCTGTTGCAAGTTGTCAGCCGTATTTATCGCACGCTCGACATCCTGCAGACTGACAAGCTGCGCGTGAACGACCGGGGCGCCACCGTCACGCCCGACCTGGCGCTGCACCGCGATCACCTCGTTGAGACAGGCATAAATTATTATCGGCAGGAGGAAAGCACAGTCGCGCGCGAACTGGAGTTGATGACCATCGATCCCGATGCGGATTACGTGTTTATGCCGAGCAAGGCGGCGCGGCCATTGTCGCCGGTGCCGGTCACGTCGTCGGTCGCCAAGGAAACCGTTAGTTTGCCGGTGGCGATCAATGCGACGACGCGCATGTCGCTCGTCACCTACGCCAAATATCAGGAGGACAACGCCCGCAAGCGTCTCACCCTGCAGACCATGCTGTTTGGCTATGCGCTCGAGCCGGGCGATCTGTTCCGGCTGGTAGACATCGCCAACGGCTTCGACAATAGCGAGGTCTGGAAGGTCACCGAGTCGAGCCACGGCGCGAACTACATCAACGAGATCAGCGCCGAGGCGATCCTCAAATGCGCGTTCGACTTCGACGACAGCGATCCGTTCTTCAACGACGTCATCCTGCTGCTGCACGCCGACAGCAGCACGCCGGTCAAGGATCATTCGGGCTACAACAATGGTATGGACCTGCATGGCGCCGCCTATGCCGATGCATCGCACGTGAAATACGGTGCGGCCTCGTTCCGGTTTCAGAGTGCTGGCGACCTTGTGACGACAGACGACAATTGGGCCTATTGGAACTTCACGCCGGGGCCTTACACGATCGAGCTATGGGTGCGGTTCGAAGCGGTCGGGGCCTCGCCGCCGCAGATGCTGCTTTGCCAGAACGGCGGCTTGATCGGCTTTCGGTTCTGGCATCTCTACAACGCTGCCGGCTCGGGCGAACTGGTCTACAACACGTCATCGGACGGCATCAGCGCAACCGGCACGACCATCACAAGCGGCGCGGGCCTGGTCAACGGCGTCTGGTATCACCTCGCGGTTGACAAGGACTCGGCCGGCAAGGTGCGGATTTATGTCAACGGCGTAATGAAAGCCGGCAACACGCCCGCCGACAGCATCGCCTCATGGGGTCCGGGTGTGCCGATCACCGTCGGCGGTTCCGGTTCGTCTGATTTCCAGAACCCGTTTCTAGGCAACATTGACGACGTTCGCATCACGGCGCGATCGCGCTATGGCGACCTGTACGGCGACGCAAGCTTTGCGCCGCCCGGCTCGCAGTTTCCGGATCACATCTGATGCCCGGCGCACTCGACAGTTGCATCAACAGCATTTTCGAACCGGGGAACATCCCGGCCTCGGCGGGAATACCGCCGGTGCGCGCCGTCATCGCGCCAGACATACCGGATGACTACGATCCGGACGATTACGATTATTCGCTCGATTACACAAAACTATACAACAGCGGCTATCTGCTGCTTCTGATGGTGTGACCCCATGGCCGACAATGCTTCTATCAGGAACGCCGCCGGTCTGACATTCAACGCGGCAACCGACGAATTGTCGGATACCTCGCAGTCGCCCAAGGTGACGATGCTGGCGGGCGACGGCTCGCCGACGCCGATCGACCCGCGGCAACTGACGCATCTGCCCGGTTCGGAATACCAAAAGGTCGCGGCCTCGCAAACCGGCCAGGTTCTGGGCGCGACCGGCGGCACCGGCGACCTGATCAACGGCATCCTGGTCATTCCGGCCAGCACCTCGCCCGGCGCGATCGATCTGTTGGACGGCGCTATATCGATCACGGTGTTTACCGGCGGCGCGACCAGCGTCAGCAACCTGGTGCCGTTCATGATCCCGCTCGGGCTGCGCAGCGTCAGCGGTGCCTGGAGCCTGACCACCGGCGCCAACGTCAGTTGCGTGGCGATCGGCGACTTCACCTGACATGTGGCAACTGCAGCCGGGCATCCTGTCGCGGGCGGCCCTCGATGCGGTTGCCGGCATCCCGTTCAGCATCGGCGGCACGCCGGTCACCACCGGGCAAGTGGGCGTGGCCTATGTGGGCTTCACGGTCGTCGCGGCCAGCGGCGTCCCGCCCTACGTCTACAGCATCGCCTCTGGCGCGCTGCCCGCCGGCATCACCCTCAACAGCAGTAGCGGCGCAGTCTCAGGCACGCCGACCACGGCCGGGGCTTACGCCGGCATCGTCATCCGCGCGACCGATGCGGTGAGCGCGACCGCGGATCTGGCGGCGTTTACCATCACCGTAAGCGCGGCAGTGGAGAGAAGCGCGGTGCTGGACGGCGTGTTCGTCGATCCGCTGGCGCCAAAGACGCTGATCGGGACTGACGTTCCGGACAGCGGGCCGGTCACCATTTTCTAACGCGGGGGCGCAATGGCCTTCTACGATACGACCTGGTACGTAAATTTTGGCGATGGCTCGACTACCGGCCACTACGCCGTCACCGTCAGACCGCAGAACACGGCGGTTGTTGCCGGCGTCCTGCGGCGGCAGTTCACTGCGCCGGCGGTCGGCAGTGAGCGGGTGTTTGTCTGCATTGTCGCTGGCACAACGGCGAACGTCACCGATGCGACTTGGGTGCTGACGCGCGGTGCCAAGACGACAGACGGCACCGCGACCTGGCAGGAATGCACCGGCGCGTCGGCCGTCAACGGCGATCTGACCAACACGCCGAACTGGACAACGGCCAAGGCAACCGGCACGCCCACGCTCGGCGCGATCATCAAGCGCAACAGCGGCGCGAGCTACCAGATATGCACGACGGCTGGCACGATGGCGGCCGCAGAGCCATCGTTCAGCGACACGGCTGGCGTAACCACCAACGACGGCACGTCGGTCTGGACCTGCATCGGCCCGGTCGGCAACTTCACCGGCGGGCAGGCGCCGCACGCGCGGATCAGCAATGCCGTGAACAGCGGCACATGGGCTATTGCAGGCAATACGACTTTTGTTGGCGACAATCACGCCGAGACGAACAACGCAACGACGCAGATCAATCCGCCCGGAAGCCTTGCGACCGTCACCAAGATTGTCTGTCACAATCATTCCGGCAGCTATCCGCCCGCGACCGGCGATGTCATGGCCGGGGCAAGCATCACGCTGACGGGCGCCAACTTCTTGTGCTTCAACGGCGGCGGCATCGGCACGTTCTATTTCTATGGAATTACGTTCGTCAACGGCTCGACCAATTTTACCTTTGCGCCGGGAGCCGGGGCTTTTGTCTTTGTCGATCGTTGTTCTTTTCAATTCAACCATGCCACCAACGCAACATTGTCGCTGGGCGGTAGTGTCACAACGGTATTCAACAACACGACAATGAAATTCGGCGGCACCGGGCAGGCCATCATCGCCGCGGGCAGTTTTATCTGGCAGAACACCGCGACGCCGGTTCTGGTTTCCGGTTCCACGGTTCCAACTGTTTATCTCATAAACTTGTCCGGTACCGGATCTGCCGTACTGGAGGCGCTTGATCTAAGCCAACTGACTGCTCCTATTTTCAATACGGGCATGGTTGTTTCCAGTGTGCTCGTCAAGGACTGCAAATTGAATGCCGCGCTGACGGCACAGACATTCACCGGGCTGGGAAACACGGCGCAATTTGTCCGCTGTGACAGCGGCGCGACAGGCTACAAGTCGGTGCGGTATTCCTACGACGGTGCCGAGACCACCGAGACGTCCATCACCCGCGTCGGCGGCGCAAGCGATCCGGCAGGCCAAGCGCAGTCGCGCAAGATTGTCACCACCGCTAATGCGCAATGGCTGCGGCCCTTCAAGGCCGAGCCGTATGCGATCTGGAATGCAACGACCGGCGCGAACGTCACGGTGACGGTGTATGGTTTGGCACTCGCAGCTGCGGTGCCAAATAACGATGACGTCTGGCTCGAAGTGGAATACCTCGGCTCGTCGGCCAGCCCGCTCGGCACGATGATCACGACAACCAAAGCAAATGTGCTGGCGGCCAACGCCGCAGTTTCGTCGGACGCATCGACCTGGAACAACGGCACGACTATCGGTCCTGCGTCGCAGGTGTTCGATGGCCCTAGTTCGTCAAGCTTCACGTTGTCGAACAGCAACCGGACGGCATTGCGCACCGCATCGTCAACGACGCCGGTGGCCGCACGAACGACGGTCACCAGGAGCACAGGGAAATACTATCATGAGTTTACG